GTGACGGCGGCGGCTAAGAGAATCGTGGATGTGGTTCAGTGGCAGGGCTGCTACGACGAGGGCTGGAGCGACCTAATCGTGCCGGAAGCTTATGGACATCCGGCCAAGTTCTCACGGGGCCTGATCGAGCGGATCATCGAGCACGGCTTGGCGAAAGGTTACTGGCAGCCTGGCTCTACTCTCGTTGATCCATTTGGCGGGGTGGCGCTGGGCGGGATCATCGCGGGCTATCATGGTCTGAATTGGATAGGCGTCGAGCTGGAGTCCGAATTTCAGCGGGAAGGGACGGAGTACGAGTGCCCTGGCATCGGCAAGGCCGACTGGGTACGGTACTATAACCGCTTTCGCAAGCATCCTGACATCTGCCCGCAATGCCATGCGACGGCCCAGGACTGGTACGAGAAGAACAGCAGCATGATTCCCCAGGGCGAGCCACATCACTACATCGGAAACCTGGAATTGCACCGAGCCAAATGGAAGGCCCTCGGCTACGACGTGGACGTGCGGCTGGTCCAGGGCGATTCACGGAACCTGTCGGCGATAGTACGGCAGACGAGCGGGATTGTGACGAGCCCGCCATACAGCGAATCTATGCAGGCAGGGAACAAACAGGAAGGTTATGCTGAAGCGCGTGCGCGAGGTGCAGGACTATCAAAACCTGCCGCAAGCGGCCAACTGGCCACAGCTTTCCAGAATTACGGTTCCGCTCCCGGTCAGATCGGCAGACTCAAGCCCGGCGAAGTCGATGCGGTCCTGACAAGTCCACCGTATGCAGATGCAATTGGAAAAGCCCAACATGAGGGCGACCAAGAGAAATATCGAAAGCGGCAACAAGCATACAACGACAAGCACCCAGAGTATCATCGGCCGTCTCCTGCGAGTTACAGTACGGACCCCGGCAACATCGGCAATCTCAAGGAAGGCGATATTCAGGGCGTGATCACGAGCCCGCCTTGGGAGGACCAGGAGCCGAGCCACTGTGCATCAGATAAGCCATACAACAAAAAACTGGCTGATGCGGGAGTGTTTTGCGGAAGGGTTGTTGACTCAGAGTACGGCCAGTCTGACGGTCAGATTGGCAATTCCACCGGCGGCGATTACTGGCACGCGGTTCGCCACGTGTACGCTCAGTGCCACCAGATTTTGAAGCCCGGCGGGGTTCTCTGTGTGGTGGTAAAATCATACGTTAAGCATGGCAAGATCGTTGATTTGCCCGGCGATACGCTCAAGCTGCTCGTTCACCTGGGCTTCGAGCCGGTCGAGATCGTCCACGCCATGCTGACGAAAGAGTGGCAGGAGAACATGCTATTTGAGGGTCCGGTGACGCGAACTAAATCTCGGAAGTCCTTCTTCCGCAGACTAACCGAGAAGAGGGGCTCGCCGAAAATAGACTGGGAATGCGTGCTCTTCGTGAGGAAGATGGGCGTCGTGGGCGGATCGATCCGGTGATGCGGATGCCGCTGTTTGATGGACAATAAGTGGACCTGGAGTGGACGCTATGGACTGTTTGAGCAAAGAGGACCGGAGATTGACGCGGCTGGCCGAGCGGATCGCGGAGGACCTGTTCACCGATGGTGGCAGTAACACGAGAGCCTGCCGACTGCTCCTGTCGTTCTGGAGGCCCGGCGCAGATCGAATGAGCGTGAAGGATGAATTCCAGACGGGGACGGGTTTGTGCGAGACGGCCGTCGTGGACAGGATTCTCAAGCACCTTCGGCGGGCGAAACGTAAATCGTAGATCATAGATTCAGAGGGTCACGGTATGGGTCGGCATCGAAAGCGTGAGATGGTTTGCGTGGGAATGAGGGACTGGCCGGGCTGCGGAAAGACGTTTGCGGGTACGGGCTCCAGTCCGCTGTGCGACGACTGCCGGCGTCTTCGGCGATCGGCGAAGCAGCACGACTTGTACGTCGCCCAGACGGCGAAGCCCAAGCCGGCGATCGAGCAGCCCATGACCCGGCGCAAGGTCGAGGCGATCCTGGAGGCCCCGAACGAGGAGCTCGGACCGGCGCACGGGTTCGCGTCGCTGGGCGATAAACGTAAACGCGGGCTGTGACGGGCGAAGCATGGACGGAGTGGACGGAGCATGGACGCAATGGACAGGATTAACGAGCTGGAGCACGCCATTGATAAGTCGGAGCGCAGCCAGAGGGCATTGGCGGGGTGGGTCGTTCAGTTGAAGGGGCAGATCCGCCGGCTGGAGGCGGAGAATGAGGAACTCCAACGGATCGCCGAGAGGGCGGGGAAGGAACGGTCCTGGGGCTGGGTCTGCGAGCTGCTCGGCGGTCTCGCGACGGCGATCGCGGTCGCCGGGGTGCTCCTGAACAACGCCAGAGTGATCTGGTGCTTCCCGGTCTGGATGGCCAGCAATGGACTGACGCTGGTCCTGCACGTCCGGCGCAGGATGTGGACCCTGGCGGCGCGGGACGCGATCTTCCTGGGCCTGGCGGCCGCCGGATGGTGGATGTGGACGCGATGAAAGAGACGAACCACGAAGTTCGCGAAGGGCCGGGAGATTTATGAATATGAAACTGAGTGTGAAACAACAACGAGCGTTGATTCCCGATAGCGAGATCAAGGTCGCCTTTATGAAACGTGGCGACATCAAGACACTCTCGTCGACTGAACGTGAGGCGCGGTGGCGAGAACACAAGAAGCATGTCGACAAGTTCCGGCAATTTCTCGCGGGGGTTGACGCCCTCGTGGTCGGTGAAGGAGACTAATCCTAAATCGTAATTCGTACTTTTTGAAAGGGACTGACGATGATTGGGACAAAGTGGACCGGAATGACCTTATTGACGGCGCTGGCGGCGGTGATGCTTCTGGCGGGGTGCAACGGGGGGCAGTGGGTGGGATCGACCGTGGCGTCGGATGACCTGGCGGGCGTGCGGGCCGGATGGCGGCCGGCGCCGCAGGCGCGGACGGAGGTCGGCGTCGAGGCCGTCTGGTGGGACGGGATCGCCGACGGCCGGGAGGAGGCCTGGGGCGGCGGGGCGTACGGCAAGTACGACGTCGTCCAGGAGGCGGACTTCGCCATGCTCGGGCTCACCGTGCCCGTGGCCTGGAGCGTCGGGGGACGCGGCGGGGCGCTGGAACTGGAGAACGCCGACGAGGACGCGTACACGTTCCTGTTCACGGCCCTGTCGTTCGGGGACGAGCGAAACCGGATCGGGATCGAGTACGACTACGCGCTGGACAATGATCTGTGGAACGAATTACCGATCCTCCGCGAGGACAATAAGGGCTATCTCCTTCTGAACGTGGAGCATCGGTTTTAAAGAGCCTGTCGCCGTTCAGATTTTGAGAGACCTCCAACCAAGCCGCCCTCACCGGGCGGCTACCGGGGCATAGGCGGCGGGGCGGGCGCTCCTGCCCCGCCGGCCTTAAGGACCCAAATGACCTCAAGGACGAAAGGGACGAAAAATGAAGGCATGGCTGGCGGACATGATGACGGGCGCCTTGAGGCTGATGTTTCGGCGCGGGCACAAGTGGTATTACAACGCGGAACGCGGCCGGCGTCAGCACTGGGCGCTGCGCGAGCGATGGTGGTCCCTGAAGGTCAAGGCCGACGGCACGAAGGACGATCTCGACGACGATCGGGCGGCGTACTACCAGGGGCTGGGCGACTTCCACGATTCACCGGACGAAAAGCGGCAGAAGGAGATGATGGCCCGCGTGGGACTGGGAAAAGCCGACCCGGCGAAGCCCTACCCGGCGCATTGATGGGACGGAGTGGACCCATGGCGACTCGAATCGAATGGACGAAAGTAACAGCATTGAGATGATACGTGAGCAAGACAAATATTAATTGGAGTAACTGGGTCGCCAATCCCTTCCCTGGATGCCGAAAAGTCAGCCCTGGGTGTACCCACTGCTACGCGGAGCGCATGGCCCGGAGGCTCAAGGCGATGGGGCACGCCGCCTATCAGGACGTGGTGGATGAGAATGGCTGGACGGGCAAGATCGGCTACAACACCCGGGGGGTCACGGTCCCCGGCAAGCACAAGATGGTTTTCTGTCAGAGCATGGGCGATTTGTTCTATGAGCGCGTTTCCGCGGCGTGCATCGAACTGACTGTGTGCGAGATGCGCGACCAGCCGCAACACATCTTCCAGGTCTTGACCAAGCGCATCGAGCGGGTCGCTGGATTCGTCAAGGGCTTGACGAAACCGTTCCCGGACAATCTGTGGCTCGGCGTGACCTGCGAGAATCCAGATTACCGATGGCGCATTTCGGTTTTAAGAACGATCCCCGCCCAAGTGAGGTTCATTTCATTCGAGCCGCTTCTTGAACCGATTCCTGATGTCGAACTACGCGGCATCGACTGGTGCATCATAGGCGCGGAGTCCGGCCCCGGCCGCCGCCGCTGCGAGAATCGGTGGATCACCGGCCTCATCGTTCAGGCTGATGAGGCAAATGTCCCCGTCTTCGTCAAACAGATCGACGTCAAGGGCGAGATCGTCAAGGACATCGACCGGATCAGCGGCATCCTCGACTGTCCGCCGGAATCTCTCAGGCAATGGCCGAAGGCTCAATCGAAAAAGTGACGGAGTGGAGCTATAGGACGAATGGAGAAACAGACAAGCGAGTTGCGGTTATATGCCGAAACGCTGCGGGATATCGCTGTAGAGGCCGGCCGAAGGCTTGAACCTGCCGAAGTGGAAGCTCTCCGCAAGATCGCGAACCGGCTCGAACGAATCGTAAATCGAAAATCATAATTCATGGATCATGGATCGTAAATGGTGAATCGTCCGGTCAAACGTCGTCATCCGGGCCCGTCGCCGAAGCGGCGAGCCAAAAGGGTGCTCACGCAGGAGCAGAAGGAGGTTCTGACGGCCCGGCTGCGGAACGCCGGCTACGCCGGCGGCAACATGGAGGTCGTGAAGGCGGCGCGGGCGACGCGCCGGGCGCAGTACGACGCCATTCGCGAGCGGCTGACGACCTGCGATATCATCGAATTCACGACCGAGTTTCTCAAGCTGTCGCTCGACGGCTATCCCTTCCTCGAATTGATCCTGCGGTGCTCCGAGGGCCTGCCGCTTCGGGACGGGACGCTCACGACGTTCGTCGAGGTCCCGAGCGACGGATTCGCCGTCAAGGAGGCCGAACTGTCGTGGCCGCAGTATTTCGCCCTGTGTACGGGCGGCTCCTGCGATACGACCGGGCCCCGGCCCATCGTGACCGGCGGCAAAAAGTACGCGCCGGGCCCCTCCCGGCCGCCCGTCGTCGGGGCCAGGGCGGGCCGGCGAAGCGCCAAGAGCACGTCGGCTGCCGTCAAGGCCCTGTACGACGCCACGCGGGCCAAGTGGCGAAAGTACCTGCGGCCGTCCGAGGTCATGGTGGTCCCCATCATCGCGACCAGCCAGGACCAGGCGGAGGACATCATCACCCAGCGCTGCCACGAGCTGCTCAAGGACGCCCAGCTCGACTGGCTGATCGGAGGGATGGACCCCAAGCTGCACCTGAACATTGCCACGAACGATACGATCCCGCTGATCGTGGGCGCGGAGATCCAGGCGTTCCCCTGCAACAGCAAGAAGGTCCGCGGCGAGGCGGCCCCGCTGGTCGAGTTCGATGAGTACCCGCACTTCGCGTTCGAGGGCCGCAAGAAGGATAAAGACGTTCGCGCGGCGGCGTGCGGCGCCCAGGGCCAGTTCCCCGGCTGCCAGTTCCTGATGATCGGAACGCCCGCCGCCGAGCAGGGCGACTTCTACGATACGGAGCTGGCGGCGTCGGACCCGGGCTCCGGAATCATGTTCCTGCACGCGTCGAGCTGGACGGCGGCCCCGACGCTGTACCGGAACAATCCCGGGTACTATCACGAGAAGTTCCGCCAGGACCCGGACAGCTTCACTCGTGAATACCGGGCCCGGTACGACAAGAGCGTCGAACCCATGTACCGGGAGGAGGACATCCTCGCGTGCATGGTCCTGGCCGGCGAGCTGGGCTACAATCCCGAGTGGCGGTGGGGTGCGGGGATCGACCAAAGCGGACTGAGCGGCAACGACCGCTTCGCGTTGACGATCTCGTACTACGATCCGTCGCGCGACTGCTGCGGGATGGGCTGCCGGCGGACGTGGTCCGTGAGCGATCTGGACCTGATCATGGGCGAATGCCGGGCCATCATGCACCGATACCGGCTCTACGAGGCGATGACGGACCGCTTCGCGCAGGGCTACGTCGCATCGGCGCTGGCCAAGGAGGGCATCCAGTCCGTAGTGGCCCCGCAGGACGCCGAACTGCACATCGCGTTCCGCAGGCTCCTTGTGGCCCGCAAGTACGAGCTGCCGATGGACAATCCGATTCGGGACGGGCTGCTCCAGACCCAGTGCTTCTATACGTCCAAGACGAACCGGCCGAGCATCGCGCACCCCCGGACCCGACACGGGCACGGCGACGAGATCCAGTCGCTGGTGCGAAGCGCGCACCAGGCGGTCAACGCCAACTACATGCGAAGGGCCGACGACGAGCGGGATTCCGCCGACCGGGCTCGGATCGAGCGTGAAGAGTCGGCGTACGACCCGCTGACGTTCTGGAGGCAGGAATGAAGACGACCCGAAAGCAATTTGAGGTGTTCAAGAGTGAGTTTCTCCGTTGGTATGAGCGGCTCGGACTGACGGAATGGCGCGTACGGTTCCATCACGAGCGGCTCGAGAAGGGCGTTTGCGCCTGCGTCTGTGCGGATTGCGAGAGCAGACTGGCCCCCGTCTACTTGGGATTCGTTCTGGATCATTCCATCGAAGAAGTGGCCCGGCACGAGGCGTTGGAGTTGCTGATGAGCGAGTTCGAGGACGTGGCCAGGTCGCGATATGTCCGGCCGGACGACGTGGTTCAGGCCCGCCACGCCGTCATTCGCCGGCTGGAGAACCTGCTCGATGGCATGGAAGCCAACCGATGCCTGACCGAACCCGGAGAACAGAGAAGTGAAAGGGCGAAAGGATGTTGATGAGCGAGCGGGTCGATGCGAAGAGCGTGGAACGGGCGACACGATGGCTGCGGGAAAGCCGCGAGGAAATTCCCGTGTGTGGTTTCAGCGACGTTCGGGCGATGATGTTGTGGATCAGTGAGGTTATCGCGCATCTCGATTGCGCATGGATGACGGCGGACCGGGAGGCCGAGCGGCAAAAACAGGTGTACGAGGCCCGGATCGCGAAACTCCGGGCCGATCTGGCCGCGGCGGCAGCGACGGGCGCACGGGCCCCATCGACCGGATTGGCTCGGCGGCTCATTCGTGCGCTTCGGGTCTTTCGCGGTTAGGGAATCTTTTTTTCCTCTTGACAAATCCCGGTCGGGACACAACAAGGACATTCTGATGAGCGCCCGGAAATGGGCGCAACGGGTTTTGTGAAAGGGCCGAACGATGAGTGTGGGGCGGATAGCGCGATGAGCGGGGCGTTGCGAGCCATATCGAGAATGCCGCGGATCTCCATCTCCGGACTGCCGAAAGAGGCGATGGGCAAGTACCCGTACGACACCGGCTGCCGGTTCCAGGGGGCCAAGGTCCGGCTGATGACGAAAGACTCCATGATGGCCTTCCAACTGGGTAACAGTCTTCACGCCAAGGGCCTTCCGAGAGAGCCGGCGGAGCAGTTGCTCCGGCCGGAGCTCCGCGTCATGCCGGTCGCCCTGACCCGGGATACGGCGGGCCGCGTTGTGTACTTGTGCTGGCCGAACCAGGCCTCCGGCGACATCGTGTGCCTGGAGACGACCGACACCATGCTCCGCCAGCCGTTCCTGAGATGGCTCAAAGACCTGTATATCAAGGCACAGGCTCCGGAGCCGGAGAAACCCAAGACCCTGACCGACCTGGCGAACGAGGGCGAGATCGAGACGATCGACGCGAAGGACCTGACGTGACAATCGAAGAACGAGCCGAATACGTTATGGAGAAGGTCGCCGCCAGTGACGATCCGGGATTGGCTTTCATGGAAGCACTGATGGATGTTCTTGCGCCAGAGCCAAAGTGTGAGTTTGACGGGACATGACATGAACCGGCGAGAATTCGTGAAAACGTGTTTCGGAGGAGTGGCAATGATTGCCACGGGTACGGTGGCGATTCAGGCCCAGCCCGCGAGTGGGCTCCGGCATGTTCCAGGAATCGGGGCTGGCCCGCTACTGAAGATCAGGATTTCCTCGAAGGACGTGGAACGCGAGATGTGCAAGGCATTGGACGATGCTATGGCCTATGGCACAATGATATTCGAGCCGAAGTGTTTTGACGGATTGGCAGTCAGGTATTCAAGAGTCTGACAACTGAATAACGGCGTTCCCGGCCGGGTCCAAACCGGGCTCGAACGATAACAAGCAACGATATGGCCATGCAGGGGCCTGCACTCTGCATGGCCTTTTTCGTTGCGCATTTTAGGAGCGACGGCAATGGCGAAGAAGAAAAAGCGAAGCGCCGGCAAAAAGGGCAAGCGCGGTATGCACATGATGCCCGACGGGCGCATGATGAGCGACGGCGAGATGAAGCGAATGATGGGCAAGCGCAAGAAATGATCGACGTAGTTCAAAGCTTGTTGACGGCACAGGGACCGATGGAAGATGTCCGCAGCGGCTACGAGGACGCCATGCAGGCGTGCTTCGACACCGTCAATCCGCGCCGGTACGACATGACGGGCGCATCGAGGAAGGGCGCCGTCCGCAGGACGAAGCAGTACGACGGCGTCCCGGCAGACGCGTTCTGGACCTGGGTGCACGGGATGCAGGGCTGGGTCGTGACGGAGGACGACGACTGGCAACGCGCCGTGATCACCGACCGCCGGTTCCGGCACAACGACGCCGCCGAGCGGTACTGCCAGGAGTACACCGAGCAGATGGAGGTCGAGTTCCGCGAGGCCCTGTACTACGACAACGTGGGCGAGTTCCTCCAGGACGCCGCCAGCGGCGGGACGGCCGCCATGCTGGTGGAAGAGTCGGCGGCCCTGGACCGCGCGGTCCTGCGAGTCCCGCACCCCGGCCGGTACTGGATCGACCGCAACGCCGACGGCGCGTACGACGTGTATCACGAGAAACTGACTCTGACGGCCAGGCAATGCCTCCAAAAGTACAGCGAGCCCGGCGACACCCTGCACCCGACGATTCTCAAGTGGGCGAAGGACCCGGCGAGCGCCAACTGGGAAGTGACGCTGCTCCAGTGCATCCGGCCCGCCGACGACGGCATCTTCCCGCGCCGGCTCGTCTGGAGCAAGTACGTCCTCGTGACGCTGCTGCTGGAGCTGCACGCCGGATCCGGAGTGACGAATCCCGACAGCGTCCTGGACCAGTCCTCGAATCGCCTGATCCGGATCCAGCCGCTGGACTATTTCTCGCCCGCCATCTGGCCGTTCCGCTGCAACTCGGACGAGCTCTACGGGTACTCGCCCGCGATGGACGTGATGGTCGCGATCGAGACGGCCCAATCGCACGCCAAGAACCTGCTCGACATGGGCAACTTCGCCGCCAGTCCGATGATGGCCGTTCCGGACGAGGGCCGTACGTCGTTTTCGAGAAAGCCGAGAGCGAACTTCTACTTCGGTTCCGAGAAGCGCATTCCCAGCGTGATCGAGATGGCCCGGGAGTACCCCGTGGCCGTGGACCGCGAGGAGCGCATCCACGCCCTGATCCGGAGCCGGTATGGATACAACGTGTGGAACGCGCTTCAGTCGCTCCAGCAGAAGCGCGAGCGGGTCCAGGCCCGCGAGGTGATCGAGGCCCGGTCCGACCAGGCGAGATTGATCGCGCCCCAGCACAACAGCTTCTGGCGAAAGGGCGTATTCCCGGTTTTCGATTCGCTGGCCCGCATCGCCGACGCGGGCGGCCGATTGCCGGAGCCGCCGGCCGTTCTCGATGAGCTTCGCGAGAAGGGCGGGAACATCATTCGGCCCAAGCCCATCGGCCCGCTGGCCGTGATCCAGATGTACGCCCGGCGTCTGGGCTCGATGCGGGAAGGCTTTACCTTCATCAACGAGATCGCGGAGATCACCGGCCGGCACCTGGGCGCCGATGTCGCCCGCAAGATCTACGCGAGGATCAAGCTCGAAGACCTCGCCGAATACGTCGGGGACCATACGAACTTCCCGCAGGAGCTGATGAACTCGGACGAGGAGACGGCGGCCCTGATCGACGCCGACGACCGCAAGGCGGCGGCGGAGGCGATGGCGAAGAACGCCCAGGCGATGGCGGCGGCGACGGCGAAGATGGCCCCGGTCGCCGAGAGCGGCCTGCTGGCCGCGGGAGTGGCGTAAGATGCCGTTCACGAAGACCAAAGGCGGCAAGTACAAGAGTCCCAGCGGCCGGACGTACACGGCCCGGCAGGTTCGGGCGTACTACGCGACGAACGGCTGGAAACGAAAGACCAGGAGAAAGAAACGGTGAGCGTGACACCCGAACAGTTCGAGTCCATCAAGCGCTGGCGGGAGCTGCTCTTTCGCAGCGCCGACGGCCGTGAGACTCTGATGGATCTGCAAAGCGGTCTCGGCCTGTTCACGGCGGTCAACGACGAGGCGAAGGACCGGCTCGCCGGCGATCCGGTCGCCGTCGGGCGGCTGTTCGCGGGTCTGGAGATCCTGGCGGAGCTGGGAATCTGGCGGACGGACATGTTCGCAAGTCTCATCGAGGCGATGGCGGCGATGCCGATGCCTCGGATCGAAGATCAAGTGCAAGGCGAAACGAAAGGGTAAGACCTATGGCGGTAGTGGCCGACAGATTGAGGCAGGCGGCGCAGGCCCGCAAGGAAAAGGTCCCGGTCCTCGCGCCGACCGAGATCGAAAGATTCTCGACGGTGTTCGTCCCATTCAAGGAGGTCCGCGAGATCAAGCCGAACGGGGAGCCGGGCCGGCTCATCAAGGCCGTGGCATATCTGGATTGCCATGCCCAGGTCAAAGGGATGGGCAGCGGCATCCACCGGCAGATCGATATCGAGGTCGGCGAGGGGTGGGGCGTGTTCGGGGAGATCGAGCAGGGCGTTTCGATCGCGCTCAGGGAGTTTCTGGAGTTCGTCAAGAGCGAGTGGCTCGCGACCCAGGACCGGAAAGTGGCGGAGGCCCTCGAGGCGGCCGGCGGTCTGAGGCCGCTGCCGAGCGATAGGGGGAAGGACCCGCGCAAAGTCGAGTGGATGAAGTCGCTCAATGCCCGCAAGGTGAAGGAGCGCCAGGAGAGAGAGGAGGCGGAGAAGCTGACGGGCGCGGGAGGGGGCGCGGAAGGGGCGGCCCAGGCCCAGACGGAGCCTGCCCAGGAGGTGACGGACAATGGCTGAGATCAAATGGCTCAACGAGGACCTTTCGTTCTTGCCCGGATTCGAGCAGAGTATGCCCGAGGACGTGCGAGACTACGCGAAAGACGCCAAGGACCTGCCCAGCCTGATCAGGCGCGGGGCGGATACCCAGAAGGAATTCCACAGTCGAGTCAAGATGCCGACCGATCCGGCCGAGCGCCGCAAGTTCATGGCCGAGCATTTCAAGGCCGAACTCGCCGCCGACGAGCAGGCCCGTCGGAAGGCCGCCGAGAGTGAGTCCGCGAAAGCCAAAGGCGACCGGGAGAAGGCGGAATCCGAGGCGGCGCAAACCCGGATGGACGAGGCGGACAAGGCGATCCGAAAGGCGTGGGACAAGGAGTACGACACCAATCTGGAACTCGCCCGCCGGGCCATCCGAAGCGACCATTTCCCGAAGGGATTGAAAGCCGCGATAGCCGGGGCCGAAGGCGTCGAGCCCGACAAGCTCACCGACGACCAGATCAGGCACGCGATCGCGCACGACCCGATCGTGGCGGAGACGGCGCTGTCCATCGCCCGGCTGACCCGGGACGGCCATACGGAGCGCGGGGACGGGCACGCGAACGACAAGAGCAAGGAGCGATACCCGTCCTATCCTCGCAGTCCGGAAGTCTACGCCCGCGCCCCGGACGATGACCCGGAAAAATTGTGGTTCACCAATCGCGGAGCCGAGTACGAAAACGGCCGGTACGTCGCCGGGTCGTTCAGCGGCCCGCTGAAGTAGGACGGAAAGACCCTGTAGGTGAAATCATGTCAACTAAAGACGTAGATGGATTGATCCAGCGCATAGAAGAGATATTTGATAAGTATAATCCATCAATTACCGACATTCAGACGGCGCTCAATATGGTCCTGGATCGGCTTCAAGAGATCCAGGCAAGAGAAGTTGAGATAGCCGCAAGCTCTGTTTAATTCTGTAATTCGTAGATCATCTCGGATTCCCCGAATCTTCGGGCCTGAGTGCTCACCGGGCAAAGTGCCCGGCGCAACCCGGCGTGAAGGTAGCGGGCCTGTCAGGGTGACAGATTCCTCGCGAGACAAAAACAAGACACTGTTTTTGAGGAGTTTGTCCCATGGCGGGAAATAGTATGAACAACTGGTCTTATTCCGAGGTCACGGCCAGGGAAAATAAGGACGGGCAGCTCCAGGCTGAAGTGAATGTCCTCGTGCAAACGAACGACATCCTCCAGGACATGCCCGTTCGAGAGTCGGAACTTGAAAACGGCGAGGAATTCGATATCACGACGACCTTGCCGCAACCCTATCTGCTCACTTGGGGCGAAGGCCGCGCGGCCACGAAGGGCCAGGTCCAGCACGGCTCGGAGGGCGTCGCCTGGTTCGGCAACCAACTGCGAATCGACAAGGAAATCCTGGCGAACAAGTCCTACGCCCAGCAATTCCTGAAGAACGAGGAGACCAAGTTCCTCGAAGCGATGTGGCAGTCGCTGGCGGAGATGGTCTTCTACGGCTCGACGGCGGATGAACCCAAGGAGTTCGACGGCCTGAATATCCGGTACGACAGTATCGTCGCCGACGAGGTCATCGACAACGGCGGGACCGCGGCCAGCAACCTGACGGACATCTGGCTGATCCAGTGGGACCTGTACGACTGCTGTATGCTCTTCCCGAAGGGGTCCAAGGGCGGCGTCAGCCGCGAGCAGATGCCGGACGTGGCCCTGAGCACCCAGACGGACGCCGACAACGCCGTCCCGGACAGCCAGAAGAAGATCGCCGACTTTATGAGGGTGAACTTCGACTGGCACGGCGGCCTGTTCATCAAGGACCGGCGGCGGGTCAAGCGGATCGCCAACATCCACCAGACGGTCGGCAACGCCAACTCCTTCAAGATCGAGAAGTTCGATGAGGCCGTCGAGGCGTTCGACACGCCCGGCCAGGTCTACGCCTACATGAACAAGCGCGTCCGACTCCAGGTCCGCAGGGCCGTGGACGAGAAGGGCAACGTGCTCTACCCGCCCAACCAGCCGTTCGCCAAGCCCCAGATGTACCTCGGCGAGGTCCCGATGCGCCGGTGCGACCGCATCCTGCTGGTGGGCAACCAGATCACCTGATAGGCAAAGAACGGACGCGCACGGACCGTCACGGACGGGCACGGACGAACAACGAAAAACGCAACTGATTTGGAGAACTGACCATGATACTCGATTCACAATGGATTTTCAGCGACGCCCAGGCGATGCCGAACGCCACGGAGGCGATCTGCACGAACTGGATCGACTGGACCACGTCCAAGTTCAAGGACTGGTTCAATACCCACATCCCCCTGTGGGTCATCGTGACCTGCAATACGGTCCCGTCCGGCGGGACCAGCATCCAGATCGAATTCTATCAGCACTCGACCACGACGATCACCAGCGGCGACCTGCTCATGGCCTGCCGGGCGATCGCCGTGGCGGATATGTCGGTGTCCCCGGACGATCCGGGGCACTGGCTCGCCTGCGTGCCGCTCATGTCCATTCTCGGCAGCTTGCAGGCGGCGGACGTGGATCGGTATTTCGGACCCGTCCTCAACGGCGCGGGCGACGTCTCCACGGGCAAGGTGGACTCCTGGCTGCACATGGGCGCCAACCCGCCGATCCCCGTGGCCCGGCCAACAACCAGCAACGTCGTCATGCCGGCCTGATTCTGATGAACGAGAAGGCAACACTACCCCAGGTGAGTGGCGGGGGGCCTCGCGCCCCCCGCCGTTGCCTGACACTAATCGTTCGCCGCGGAGATCCGGGCGGGCGATTCAGAAAGGAGTGCCAAAATGGCACGTGATTACAACTGGTCTACGCACCGACCGACCGCGTACGACATGACGGGAAACTCCCAAAAGGACTACTTCAAGAAATGGGCGACCGAGATCGAGAGCGATGTCGATGTCAATACGAGCGACCTGGTCAAGGTCAAGAGCGATCTGGCCGCCGTCGTCGTTGCCGCCAACGGCTCGGATGTGACCACGCTGAACAGCGATGTGGTCGTATTGAAGAGCGACCGGACGGTCAATGCCTCTCACGTCACGGCGGTTCGTTCGGACGTCACGATTCTCCAAAGCGACCGAACGACGTTGAACAGCGACGTGACGGTTCTCAAGAGCGACCGGACGGTCAACGCCTCCCACGTCACGGCGGTTCGGTCTGATGTCACCATTCTCCAAAGCGACCGAACGACGTTGAACAGCGACGTGACGGTTCTCAAGAGCGACCGGACGGTCAACGCCTCCCACGCTACGGCGGTTCGTTCGGACGTCACGATCCTCCAAAGCGACAGGACCACGCTGAACAGCGACGTGACGGTTCTCAAGAGCGACAGGACGGTCAACGCCTCCCACGCTACGGCGATTCGGTCTGATGTCACGATTCTCCAGAGCGACCGGACGGCGCTGATCAGCAACTTGAAGCTGGTCTCCGATGCCGTCGTGGGGTCGGATACCTCCAATCTTGTCACGGCCACGAGCGATATCGTCGTCCTCAAATCGGACCGGACGGTCAACGCTTCGCACGCCACGGCGATTCGGTCGGACGTGACCATTCTCCAAAGCGACCGGACCACCCTGAACAGCGACGTGACGGTTCTCAAGAGCGACAATACCTGGCAGGTTTCGGATGTTCATACGAATACGAGCGACATCGTCGTCATCAAGGCGGACATCCTGAACAACGTCAAGAGCGACATCACCATTCTGAACTCCGATCGGACGGTCAATGCCTCCCACATCACGGCGGTTCGTTCGGATGTGACGATCCTCCAAAGCGACAGGACCACGCTGAACAGCGACGTGACGGTTCTCAAGAGCGACCGGACGGTCAACGCCTCTCATGCCACCGCCCTTCGTTCGGATGTCACGGTCCTTCAGAGCGACCGGACGGTCGGCAGTTCCCATGCCACGGCGCTGCGGTCGGATGTGACGATCCTCCAAAGCGACAGGACGGTCAATGCCTCTCATGCCACGGCGATTCGGTCGGATGTCACGATTCTGCAAAGCGACCGGACGGTCAACGCCTCCCATGCCACGGCGCTGCGGTCGGATGTCACCATCCTTCAGAGCGACCGGACGGCGCTGGGTTCTCAGGGCACGACATTGCGGTCCAATCTGGCTGTCTTTTGCAGCCACTTCACCGCGATGGAAGGCTCCGACGCCTGGGCCAACGTGTCCGATCTGCGAGTGAGCATCTCCGACCTGGTCGTGGACCTGAGCAATGCGTTGATCTCGACGCCCTGATAGGAAGGACCGAAATGCGGATCGTGCACTTTGCACAATTCGGACCGAGAGCGTGCGGCCTGTACGGAACCGCACGAGACCTCATAGCCGCCGAGCGCAAGGCCGGCGCGGACGCCCATCTCGTGGATATACGAGACGATGGTCAAAGCCGCGTCGGCCTGCGCGACGGCGAGATCGAAACGGTTCACCCCGATTACGCCTACGACGCCGACGTACTGGTTCGGCACACGGCCATTACGCCATGCCTCCAGAATGCGGGAATCCCGGTCGTCATGGCGGTTCACGGCCGGCCCGAGAGCAGTTGGCGTCAGTACGCGTCGGGGAACGACGTGATCGAGGCATTGAGCAATAAGGCCCATGATGCGCGGTACAGGAAGTTCATCACGTTCTGGCCGGAATTCATGGAGGTCTGGAAGACAATCATACCGGCGGACAAACTGTGCTATGTGCCGCCGCCGGTGGACCTCGATTACTACGCGGGCGGCACGGACCTGAAACTCGCGGGCTCTCCGAAAATCCTGATCGCCGACGTCTGGCGCGACGATATCGTGCCGCTGGACTCGTTGATTGCGGCCGTTCGGTACATCGAGCGTTGCGCTCCGGGCGGCAAAATCCATATCGTGGGCCTGCCGGGCGGCAAGGCGCTGAGAGCGCTGCACCCTCTTTTGAACGGATGGTCGAAGCAGATCGGCTCAGCCGCCGGGCAAATCTCGAATATCAGGGACTATTATGCGTCCTGCGACGTGTTGGTGACGCCCCATGCCATTGCGACACGGACCATTCGGGAGGGCCTGGCGGCCGGGTGTCCGGTCGTGGCCGGCGATGCCTGCCGGTACACGCGGACCCGGGCCGATCCCAAAGATTACCAGGCCGTCTCCGATGCCATAGCCGCCGCGCTGGACATGGAGGGCCGGCGAACGAAAGCGAAGGAGGCGGCGGCCCTTCATTTCGATCCGATGGCCTCCGCCCGCGACATGCTCGGCGTCTGTGAATCCGCCTGCGAGAAACGGACGCCAAAGACAAAAAAGCTGCTGCTCGATATCGGCGCGCACGTGGGCGAAACGGTCCACCGGTTCTACCGGGAGCGGCCGGACGCGGGCCAGTTCGATATCTACTGTTTCGAGCCGGACCCGGAGGCGTTCAAGCTCCTCTGCGCCAATGTCGGCCATATCCCGAACGTCGCGTGCGTGAATAAGGCCCTGACGGGCAAAACGGAACGGCGCCAACTCGCCCGCGGCTCCGTGAATGACGGCGAGGGAAATACGCTGTTGGCCGGCAAGAGGACCGGGGGCGTGGATTACGGCAGGCAGATCGAAGTGGACTGCACCGATATCTCATGGTGGCTGTCGAGCCATCCGGCGGACGTGACGCTGGTCAAGATGAACGTGGAGGGCTGCGAATATGAATTGCTGCCGAGGCTGATCCAGTCGGGCGCGATGGGCCGCGTCACGGAATTGTATTGCCAGACGCACTCGATCAAGTTCGATCTGGCGGAACGGATGCGCATGGACGCCGTGGAGTCGCAGTTCCGCGAAGACGTGAAGCGATTCGAGACGATAGTCAAGTTGACGACGAAAGGGATGGCGAGTTTTGCGCAGTGAAATCTTCCAGAGTCACAAGGGCAGGGGCGTGAACGTGCTCCATCGCACGATCTGCGAAGTCCATCGGACGCTCTATGACAAGTCGGTGATCTACCTTCACGACCGGCCGGAGGCCCTCGCCGATATGACGGCCCTGCTGGAGGAAGCCTACCTCATGGGTGTCCGGATCATCGACAAACTCATCGAGCACAAGCTGGCCATGCCCGACTGGGAAAAGAACAACGTCGAAGAGGCGAGGACACTCAGACTGGAACGGAAACGATTGCTGAAGGAAATGGATGAAACTGGCCCTTATTTACGATCCGAACGATCCTAAGCTGTCGCCCGAGGCCTATTCGTGGACCTACCGCGATATGTTCCTCGCCCTGACGGACGCCTTCGAGTCCGTCCAGTACGTGACGGGCGACGGGTCCGCGGCCGACATCGACGCCGACGCGATCGTGTTCTACGACGTTCACAGCAGCCACCACGTCAAGATCGACGGGATCGAGAGGCACCCGGCCGTCAAGTATGAATACTTCAACGATCCCCATCAGCGCGAGCAGCAGGGCATCTACCCGAACGGCCGGAGGTTCTACAAGCTCGGAGCGGGGGGCCGGTGCAGGCGCGCCATGGAGCGCGGCGTGCGGTTCATCATCTGCCCGTACCGTTGCGGCTACGAACGATACATCGCGCCGCACGTTCCGGACGGCTCGCTCGCGTGGTTCCCCGTAGCCCCGAAGCCGCGAAGGGCGGTGCACTCGCTGCTGACCGACCGAAAGGCCGAAGTACTCGGCAACGGTCATTGCTGGCGCGGGGAGCAGGATTTCAGGCCGTACGAGTTCCGGGCCTGGGCGTTCGCGAAATCTTATGTGACGTGCGTCGAGCACGCGCTGGACGGCCGGACCCCGAAGGGCTGCGCCTACCAGGGGTTCCTCTCGCAGTACGCCGGAGCCCTGGCGCTTTGCGACACCTACGTCGTGCCGAAGTATCTGGAGATCCCGATGGCCGGATGCCTGTGCTTGTGCCAGATGCAGCCGGATTACGCGGAGATGGGATTCGTTGACGGCGTCAACTGCATCGCCGTGGATCGGGGCAATCTGGCGAGCAAGGTGACGGAGTTGCGGGCCGATCCCGGCGCCTATCAGAAAATCGCGGATTCCGGCCGGAGACTCATCGAGGGCCGATATACGGCCTCGCACTTTGCCGGATTCGTCAGGAAACACGCGGAACACTTCGCGAAGAAATGATCGTTTCGCCGGGGTGGGGCCATCGGGCCCTGCCCGGCCCGTTATAGGTGAGATATGCCGGTCAACGAGACAGGGACGTACTGGGACCCGGTGAGCATCTGCAACGCCGCGCTGGGAATGCTCGGCGATGTCGGCAAGGCCCGGCGGATGAGGTCCATGAGCCGGGGGGCCAATACCCTGCCGATCCACGAGGTCGCCATCGACTTCTACTTCGCGGCCAAAGAGCAGATGCACGCGATGATGGACTGGAAGCGGACCCGCAAGGTCAAGGAACTGACCCTGAAGGTGGACAACGACGGGGAAAATGAAGCCCCCGTCCTGTCCGGCAAGTGGACCTACAAGTACGTCCGGCCGCCGGACTGTTTGATCTTCCGCAAGGTGCTCGACACCGACGGCACGGAGTGGGAATACGACCTGGTGGTGGAGGAATCGGTCAAGAGCACCAATACCCGAGAGGCCGGGTACGGGGAATACTACAACGACGAGTACATCTACTGCAACGTCGCCGACGCGATCGGATGGTACACCATCCTGATCGGAGAGGAAAGGTACATCCCGGGGATGGGTCAGCTCCACGCGATGATCCTGGCCCAGCAGCTCGCCATGAGCGCGACCGGCAAGATCGGCGTGCGGGCCGGCCTGGCCCAGGAGCTCCAGGTCCGGGCGGAGCGGCTGTGCATGGCTCTGGGGGCCAAGGAAGGATACGTCGAAAAGGAAGAAGGCGAGAACGAGTATACGGAACATTACTGAGGACCGAGCATGACCGGACTGATGGAGCAGATCACGAGCAAGAAACTGGGCGCGGTGATGACGGCCATGATGCTGATCGTCTACGCGGCCCCGGACCACGCGACCCAGTACCTGATTACCGGCTTGACCGCCCTGCTGGTCGTGTGCCAGACGATTCTGGACTGGAAAGAAGGCCGGAGCAAAAACGGGAACGGAGGTCAACCATGAACCGCATCATCGCATCCATCCTGATCCTGATCGTCGGCCTGTCGAGCGCGGCGTGTGGGGCTACCTATTATGTTGGACCGGCCGCTACGGGCAGTGCCTCGGGCGGCGATCGGAGCAACTTGATGGCTTTCTC